GTATTCGGCAACGTCCTCAGCGGTCATAAACGCCTCGGCGGAGTAGTCAATTATAACCTCGGCTTCTTCACCGACCACGATACTCACCGGGAATCTGCGAGTGTCTACGCCTGTTGCCGAGTGCGCGCTTACCCACTGCGGATACTCACCAAGACAACCGTAGTAAAGTAGTATTTCACCCAAGTCAGGGTCAGTGGCAAAGACGCCAAACTCCGAGAGCCAGAAGCCTTTTTCAAGACCTCCGTTCATGTCACTGCGGTATTCGATTGTCATGTGTACGGTGTCCCCGTCATAAGCGGGGACGGTGGATGTCCCAACTGCTATAGGGGCAATCAGGTCTTCAATCAACGTGGGGCTTGCGTCTTCGGCCGGCACGCCTGCGCCGACCATAACCCGGCTAAGGATAAGCGGCGTTTTTGCCGCAAGTATCTTTGCGATTAGCGCCCTCCCTGCAAGCGTTAGGGTTACCCCGTAAAATTTACTCATGGTGATTCCTCCGATTCTGGCATTTTTGTTGTTGATATTGTGTGCGTTACTGCGCTCACTCGCTCGATGGTGTTAAAGCCGTGTGACGGTTCATATTCCGGCAAGCGTGTTTCTGTGTAGCCCCGTCCGAGATAGCCGGTGATGCGGAACTCCTTGGAGGGCATTTCGGTTTCGGTGATATCCTCGAACATAAGAGCCAGATGCGCAGGTATTCGCCTATTAATAATGTAGAGGCAGTCACTCAGATTGTAGAGCTCAGCGTATTCACGAGTTAGCGTAATGTAAATTGTTCCGCCGATGAGCTCGACTGAGATTTCACCTGAGACGAAGGCCCGGATTATTTCCTCAATCTCTTTACGCCCGATATGTCCCGAACTGGTAAAAAACGACAAGATAATAGCTCGACGCTCCTCTAAGGTGCGCGAGCCGTCATATGAAATATAAAGGAAATCCTCTAGTCTTGTAAGCGTTTCAGCATCTGCCGTACTGACGATGCTGTTGTCAACCAACCGGATTATGCCAGCGCGGATATCGTCAAGGCATTTACCCATCACACTCCAAATCGCAACCATTTCAAGGACTTCCCAATACCATACCTGGTAATACAGTTTTATTTGTTCGAAGTTGCTTTTGTCGTACTCAAATAATCTCATTGACCTTGACCTCCTCAAGGACAGCAACTGCAGTTGCGGCGACCTCGATGTTTGCGCTCTTCCCGTTAAAAGCAAGGTCGTCGTAGTCTATTATTGAAGGGAGACTGTAAAGCGAAGCTCCCACAGTCGATATGCGGACAATTACGGTATCTTCGCCGCCCGAATTAAGCGCAATGTCTTTCAAGTATGCGGTTATAACCTCCTGCGCCTCAAGTATTGCGTCTTCTGCGGTGTAGCCGGTTGCAAGCTCAGCCGAAAACGAAACTGTAAGTGGGAGGGTTTCTGCGCACATTGCTGTAAAATGCGCCCCAATATTTGCTTTACCATCTCCAACTCCGTCGCCACTAATTAGCGTCTTGCCACCATACTCGACAACGAGCCCCTTAGTGGCCGGGTCAATATATTCTTGCACACGCGCAACAACCGCATCTACCGCAGGAGCGCCATCCTTGCCAAGAAGCACTGCAAGGACAGTGTTCTCACCGGCAAATAGCGGTATAATACGCGCCCGCCCGACACCTGCCACATCCTCACACCATGTTTTATAGTGCTGCCGGTTGCCATTTTCGGCCTGCCCGGAAATTTTCTCGCGGATTCGTTGCCGGTAGTCCTCATCGCTTTCAATATCAATACCGGGCTCAATCAGCTCTCCAAAAGCTGAACTTGTGAGTCCTGTGATATTTCTCGTGGGGGTTGCGGGAGTCCCCTCAAGAATATTGTTGTTGATTGTTCCGGCAATCTCGGCTTCAAGGCACAATCCTGTGCCAGAGCTTTGTAGTCTGAAATACCGACTGTCGGTGAAAAAACGGTCTCCAACGTTTGGCTGTGTACCTACATAAATGTAGCTGTAGTATGCGTACGTTGCTTTGATGCGGTAGACACCGTACTCTTCACCCTTGCTGTCAAGGTACTCGCCAATCATAGTATCAAGCGAAGTAAGGTCCATTGCCGACCTTAAGTCCACGTAATACCGTGCGAGCTGAATGCAAATACCGGCCACCGCATCGAAATATATACTGCCTTGCCGGATATCGACACCCGATGGGGCGGCAGCAAGAGCTTCGGCTAATATTTTTTCGTAGGTTCTGTCCTCAAACAACTAAATCACCACCTCAATAATCGATGTCCCGAATATAGTATCCGCCGTGAATTTTATATACACTTTTTCATCTTCAAAAGAAAAAGAAAAGTCGTAAGCGTCTAAAACCCGGCTATCTTGTAGAATTGCATCTTTAACAAGCCGTGGCATATCGGATTCGATATATTCCGGCGATGCATCCCCGGCAATAATAACGGCCTTTATTTCGCTCCCATGCTGGTTGTCGTAGACAAGGCACTTGAAACGCGGGGTCACAAGCGTTTTGCGGATGTATTGATTAACTGCTTCAAGCCCGTCAACTCGCCCGATTATCCGTTTGCGGTCGGGATCCCATTTGTAAGTTAGGGATGGTTTTTCTTTTTCCTTTTCTACAGTGTTTACCGGGAATGGTACCAAAACACTCATACTACTCAGCCTCTCGATCTAAAATATAGTATTTTTTCTCTTGATTAAAGCTTAGCATATACACAATTTCACCTACCTTAAGCTGATTATATACTGTCATTGTCGCACTGTAGATATTGTACGTATTAAGTTTGTGTATGTGTGGGCCGCAGGCTTGCGCATCTGTTTTACTGTCTAAAATGCCGCCACCTAGTTCGATATCTATAGTAGTCTTATACTTTGAGAGGTGGCGAGGGAGGCATAACAGGTTTTCCGACAAGATTAACTTATCGTCATTTATAGCTTGAATCTGTAAAGGTGATTCTGATATAACCCTGCCCTCAATAACGCCGTCACCGTCAGGAATGAGACCCTGAATGACTTCTTTTATGCTGCTCGGCGCGTTGATATCATTAAGTTCCAAACGATTACACCTCCTATTTCATGGTCAAGTGACGTCGGTCGCAGGTATAAGCTTGAGAGACATTTGATGGTCATTGCCTTGGAAAGTATGGGTATCTTCTTCTATATAATAAGTGCGTGAGATATCAAGTTCTTTTATAATGATAAAGACACCTACTCCTGTCCTGACCTCCGGGAGTCCAAACGCAGAAACTGTCAAAGCGCGCTCTGGCTTATTGTTTTCCGCCAATGTGGTTTGTACAAGTTCGGTAAGCTGCGCCTCTGTCATTTCGTCTTTTATCTGTTCAACATCCTGAAAAATACCATGCTTTGTTTCAAGCTCGGAATTAACCGCTTCTGCCAAAACTGTCCCCTCACTGGAAAGCAACTTAATGCGGGTTTTAAGTTTTTCAATGCTCTTAGTGAGTTTATAATCTGTCAAGTTTACGCCGGTCTCAATAACCCACTGTAAGATATTCTGCCGGCGCTCCAAGAGGCTAATTGCCTCACCGTCGCATAACGGGTAGTACCTAACACCGGTTGCCTTATATGTAAGGCTAAGAGCATCGCATATCACGTCCCAGGGCGTCGTCTTTGGCTTAGGAAGTTCCGGAATGCGGTATCCGGTATCTGCAACATTTCCATATGAGATACCAAAGCGGTTACAGCAATCGATAAATATGTCAGAAGCGGTTGTATCAGTATAATTAAAAGTATCTCTGTTATTAGACAAGTAAATGCCATTGTCATAAGCGAGGGCAGTCATAGTCTTCTTCGCTGACTGTTCCTGCTTCATAAACTTGCCTCTAAAAAGCTCTTTGCCTTCCCAAAGAAAAATACATCTAGAATCCTCTTCCACATCTATACCGGTTCGCTCGTGCTTGTAGCCGTCGTCGTCGAGAAAAGTTACTGATATAGTCCGAGCGCTTGCCCCTTTGCGTCCGCTCCATGTTACACTCGAGACGAGATTGCTCATATCAAAAGCATTGCCGCTCTTTATTACAATTAGACTTAGTTTACTCATGCCGATAATTTCAGTACTTGACCCGGATATATCAGGCTAGGATTGCTGATGATATCCGCATTCAGTGCTACTAATTCAGTGTAGCGTGAGCCATCGCCAAGGTAAGCTGCCGCGATATTCCACAAACAGTCACCCGCAACGACAGTATAGATTTTCTCAGGCTCACGATTATCGATACGGGTTTCAGTCTCGGCCGGGACTGTTGCAGTTTTGGTCTCGGTATCGACTATGACTTGCCGGGCAGATACTTCTTTATACTCTTTGAGCGAGAGTGAGTAATGCAGCGTACCTACATCGCCGCCTTGCTCGCGATAGGTAAAGCTTTCCATGACGACATATAGATTTATTGTTGTTCCAGTTATGATGAAATGCACAGGCTTATCACTTTTTTGCCATTTTGATAGTGTATCTTTCAGGTCTGACGGGGGCGTCAGATTGCTAAACTGCACCCCCGGGAATGGTGTGACAGGAAAAAAGCTGTTGAAGGATATTACTATGGCCGTAGGGTCCTGCTTAATAACAATCTCGCCGAGCCGGGGCACGGTCACGCTTTTTGTCGAGATACCCTTTTTTATGGTTATCTGTTCAGGCAGAACGGGGAAGCGGAGCTTTTCCGTTTCCCCGTTATGTGTCATCCACATCTGGTATTTAGAACTCATACGATAAATCACCCTCCTCAAATACTTCACGCCGGAGAATGCTTAAAAGAACCGGCTTGATGTTTGCAACAAGAATATCCAAAATTGTATCTTCGTCAGCGCTGCCGCCCACCTCAAGTTCGCCGCTACCGGCGATTTCTAGAGTGATTTTCTTGTCAGTTTGAGCGCCTGTCGCATTGAAGTTATCAGGTACCGCAACGTTCAGCGGGGAATTGCCTGTGCCTGCAAGAATCCGACTGGTTTCTTGGGCGGTATACACTGTTTCGCCGCCGTTAAATCTAACAAGCTCAGGGCCTTCCTCACCGACAATCGCAACCCCCTCGGCTGCAGATGCGGTACCGACTGCATAGCCCCTATACCCCGGCAAGCCTACGGTAGAAATACCGTTGCCGCCAAGAGCACTTGCTGCAGCCGCTGCAACCGCCGCCGCTGCGTCATGCGCATCGCCGGTCATGCTTGTAATCTGGTTAATATACTCTTGGATTGTTTCTTTCGCTGCAGTCGCAGCCTCGGTCCCCATGGTCATGTTACCGATTGCAATTTCGAGGCGACCTTCGATTTCTTCCATTTTGTTGTTGAAGTCCGTTTCCATTTCGGCAATGGTACCTGCGAACTCGTCCTTAGCGGTCTCAACTTCCTGGAAGGAACTATTAAAGTTATCAATAAAAGCTGAGGTATCTTCCCCTGCGGCTTCGAGTCGCCCAACCTCATTCATAATAGCGTCGATATAGCCTGCGCTTTCTTCAGAGCCATCGCTAAGGGATGCAATCAAGCCTTCATCAAGTCCATACTGCGCAGCTTTTTGTAGATTTTCACTGTAGACCGCCAGATAATCAACCTGACTTTGCCAAGCAGCGAGCATATCATTAGTGGATAACTCGCAGGACGTCGCCATGGTGTCGAAAAGCCCGATTGTGCTATCGATGCTGCTGCGTGCCGCTGCGTAAGCGTCATCATACGCCGAAACAAGCTCATTCATTTCTGAGGCTACGGACTGCACTGCCCGATTAACGCCATCTTCGTAGCTTACTACTGCATTTGCGGCTTCTTCACTGGCATTCGCTGCTGCCGCAAAAGCTTCCTCGTGTTCAGCGAGCAAGTAATTCGTTTCATCAAGCGCTGCTTGTAAGCGTTGTTCCTCTTCTTCAAAAGCTTCAAGGTCCTTCTTTGCCTGCTTGGAGTCTCCGAACCAGCCCTTGCCGCCGACTTCATCCCGGCGTTCTTCTGCCGCGATACGCTCAGCTCTGGCTTTTTCAAGCTGCTCTTCGAGGTTAAGCTGGTCTGCAAGTAAATCAACATAGGTTTCATATTGCTTTGCGATACGCTGCTCTTCAATTTGTGCTTCGGCCAATGCTCGCACAGCGTCAGCATTCATGTTGAGCGCGCCCGTGGTCTCGTCAATAGACAGAGACAGTTCCGGGAACTGCGTATTTAGCTTGCCGACAATCGCCTCCATTTGCTGTTGTTTGCCGACCACATCGTCACCTGCATTTGAAAGCTGTTCAAGTTTAAGTATAAGAGCCTGCGCACTTTTTTCTTCTGAGTCAAGACCGTTCATGCTATCGTTAAATGAGTTTACAACGTTTTCATGACTAGATATAAGCCTGTCGTTCTGTGCGACAAATTGCTCAAGAGTCATCTTGCTCGACTCGTATACAGCTTCAAGACCTGCAATCTCTGCGGCAAGCTGTTCGGCTTGTTTAGAGTTTTCACCGTATTGCTCAGCCGCCTCTTCATACGCAGTGTTAAGGTCCTCAAGCTGTTCATAGTGCTGTTTTGAAGTTGCAGTAAGCTCATTAAACTCTTTGTTCTGCGAGCCTATCCAACTTACCAGCATTGCAATACCCGCAACTAGCGCTGTTACGCCAGCCACGACGAGACCGACTGGACCAATTGCCTCCCAAATAGCGGCGCCCATTGCTTTGAAAGCGGGAGCTGCCGCAAGTGAGGCAACTTTTGCCGCAACTACGTATACGGCCATTGCCGCCAAGCCCACGCCGACAGCAGTAATCGCCTTTACAACAACTGGATGGTCATTCAGGAAGTCACCAATGCCCTGAGTAAAACCGGCAAGAGCGCTCGACACCGCCGTAACTGCAGGGCCAATAACACCTGTAAATGCAACATTCATGCTGTTTGATGCCTTGGTCCATTTGTCAGCGAGGGTATCAGCCGCTTCATCTGTCGCAGCAAGAGTACCTTCCGCGCCTTCCACAGCTGCAACCCATTCATCAATTTCAAATTTTCCGTTTCGAATGGCAAAAGCAAGCTCTGGGCCGGCTTTGCTTCCAAAAGTGTCAATAGCCAGAGCTGTAGCTTCAGTTTCGTCCGCCATATTAGCAATTGCGTCAATGGTCTCCTGTAAGGCTACGGTTGCGTCACGGCCGTCACTGGACCAGTTATTGATCGCTGTCCTAAAGCCCGTCATAATTGACGAGGCATTCAGACCTTCGTACTCAAACATCGACATTAGGGCAATGCTTTCATCAAGGCTGTAGCCCATTTGCTGCAGCATGGCCTTATTAGTAACGACCATATCGCTAAGATAATCAACGCTGGCGCCCGAGGCCTGTGCAGCATAGGTAAACTTATCTAAAAGTCCCTCTGTGCCATCTGCTTCAACGCCCCAGTTTTTCATGACCTTTGTGACATTCTGAACGGCCGTTACGACATTGCTATTCGTGTTATCTGCGTACTGCATGAAAAGGCTCGTAACATTTTCAAGCTCTTCACCTTGCAGTCCAAGCCGTGTGTTAATTTCTCCAATTGCGCCGGCAGTACTGTTCATGTCTGCGTCATCTACTGCTGAATAGACCTTTAGCATGGACGCAGATAAACTATCTAACTGCGTACCAGTCGCACCGGTTGCCTTA